GGATGGACGGTTGGTGAAGTCTCGCCCGAGTTCAATTGCATGAGGTTTGTCGCCAGGATGCAGTTGAACAAGGAATCCGAGCTGATGTGTGGGTACTACCGACGCATCGCTCTCTGGTGGAGGGAGCAGATCAAGGCGGACAAGCCGCAAGTGATCATGGACGCCGATACACAGTTCAAGGTGCACGGTGAGTTCAAGGTCGACCGGAAGTGCGACATCGACGCGGTCTTGGAGACGGTCTACGAGCACAAAGAATCCGCGCGCGCGACAGTGGTCGGCGCAATCGGCGAGGAGGAGTACAAGTTGGCGTTGGAGAAGATGCAGGCGTTTGGGACGATCGGTCCGGACGTAAATCCAATGCAGGTGTTCCCGCCTTCCTTCCTGTCCTGAGGAAGCTCTCAGTGAAAATCGGCGGCCTTGCAGGGTGGCGCCCACACTGAACTCAGGACGAAATGGAGTAATTGCTGCCTCGAGGAGGAGAGCGCTCCACACCGGGTAATTGCTGCGTCAGGGACGTGTAGCGCCCAACCGGGACCATAAGTGTTCCAACCTTTTTCCAGATTTGCCACTAAATAACATCAAAACGGCATGCTTTCCGGTCTGGGAGAAGTAATTAACAAAGGGGGGGGCGGTAGTGATTTGCCGTCGAGAAGGGGCCTGAAGTTCGCGATTTCATATTGCCGGGCGGGAGAGTATCCCGTGCGTGCAAGGTCCCGCCTTATCCTTCTGTATCAGGGATTCCGTTGACCCCGGAACCTGGTCGGAGCCTGGTCGCCCGAGGGGCGTGAGGTGAAGGCGCGCGTGGCGAGGTAGGCTTGAGGCCTCGCATGTTGCCAACTGCTCGTAGACAGGATTTGCCACCTGTCGCGGGACACGCGTTGTTGCTCTGGGAAAAGTCGCCGGCGGGGGCGGGGGTTTCTAAGGTCCTGAGGTACGTTAGCGAAGAAGAATCGCTGATGGCCGTCGGAACGAAGTTATCGCCGCCTTGGTCTAAGGTCTCGTAGTGAAAGGGGTTTGATCACCTGGGGAGCTGCGGGGTTGAGGTGGAGCAACCAAAATGGCTACGTGTCTCACGTAGCCCGGTCGTGTAGGGTGCACAATGCACGACTGGGAGGGCTAGGTAGGCGTGGAGCAGATTTTCTTTGCAATGTTGGAACGATCCGAGGGCCCTTAGCTGGCTGCTGATCGGTTTAGATAGACTTGCAACGGAAATCCGTTTTCGTGCGCACGCATGTACAATTCGCCACTGCAATGGCAGCGCTATGGCGCAAGGACCCCTATATTTTGTTTTTGGTTAGCAGCTTCGGCAGCCGTCCAAACCATTTGAAAGAGGAAGAGTTTCACCGGTGGAGGTGGATTTCTAGTTTCGCAATCATTAATGCCGAACGGAAAGGGAAGTGGGTCTGCCCAGAAGAAAAAGCAGCCACAGCGACGCGGCAAACCAGCCTCCAGAAGCCACGCATCACGCGTGTTGGCGCAGGGGACTGGTGCCGTACCGAGCCGGAAAGCGGCGTTCAACATCGGGGGGGGCAAAGGTCAAGGAATGTCACGCAAGGACGAAGCGAAGATCCTGTCACGAGCATTGAATGCACGATTACCAATGTGTCCCGGCTTGCCGAGACCAGTGGGACCGTACACTACAATCACAACGACATCTTTCTTCACGTCAAGTGCGAATTTCGTGATGCTCTCTCCCGTGAGGAGCGCAGGAGGTGGCCAGTCATGGTTCTCCGCGTGCGGTCTAAGTTCAATAGACCCCACTCAAGCAGTCAACGGTACAAACAATACGCGGATGATTGGAATTACCCCCCCAGCAGAGATAAACTCTGCCGCAGCTTGTGTTCCAGCGGCTCTTTCGGTTCAGATCATGAATCGGAATCCACTGCAAACAACCAGCGGCATTGTTGCCATGGGGAGGGTGAACCAGTCACTGCAGATGTCCGACGAAGTTGACTCCTGGTTCGCACTAGGGCAGAAGTTCATAAGCTTCTACAGCCCTAGGTTGCTGTCGGCGGCCAAACTCGCCCTTCGGGGCGTGAGGTCGCAGACTTATCCGTTAGACATGACGGATTACGCCCAGTTCGATCCAATTATCCAAGCAAATCAAAATCCCTTCGACTGGAATGCAAATATCAACCCGACACCGTTCGCGCCGATAGTTGTGTTTCAGCCAGATGCGGAAACAGTTGCCTTGGATTATTTGGTGTGCATTCAATGGAGGGTACGTTTCGACCCCCTCAACCCAGCCACAGCGAGTCATCGCTTTCAACCACAATCCTCCGACGAGGCCTGGGGCCATGTGATCAAAAGCATGTCCGAAGCAGGTCACGGCGTCGAAGATATTGTCGACAGCATCGCCAACGTTGGCGGTGCGATAGGCGCGTTGATCGATTAAGCATAGGCAGGGTTTTAGCGAGTACCGAAAAGAGAGTGTTGTAAGTGCTAGGCATAGTCCCGTTTCAAACG